AATTCATTTCGTGAGACCAACATTGGCGGAGCAATCCTTCGATTGTCTTGTATTTTCTTGTTTCCATAATGTTAATTGGTTTTTATGATTTTCAACTTGGAGGAGAATATTCCACCAATGGTGCATCTTTCCGGAATTAGGTCTTCATGTGAGGAGGCAAAGCGTATGCACTCACCAAATGCTCCGAAGATGCCTTTGTTCACCTCATAGTTCTTCTCTGCCACCTCTCTGAATTCAGCCACTCTGTCCCCTTGGAGAACAAGGTACATGACACCAACCATGTCAGAGCCTCCTATCACCAATGATGTTGTGTCCTCTCTAATGTTGTAGGCCACATACCACGTCCCTTTATCGCAGAAAAGCACATTACCGTCTTTGCCTGTATATTCACCGAATCTATTCATATCGTTCATTTCTTTAAAAGTAAAATGGGTTATTTGCTCTGATCCTTTCTCTGTATTCTTCTTCGGTCTCATCGATGAGTTGGCTCGTTCCATCATCGGCCTCAACGTCACGGTACTCGTCATTCGACAGATACCAGTCCTCGTATGCAAGTGCCATTATTCGCCCTCCTTTCTCATAGAATTGAACTTTGCGCGAATGGTTACTGCTGAGCAACACACTTCCTTAATCATCGTTGTCGCGACATCTACCGCCCAATCGTTCCGTGTGTCTCTTATGTCGTAGTATTCCGCTATCCGTTTGCCGAAGTCTGCTCCGCTGACAACTCCATCACCTCTTACGATGAAGCCATAGTTCTCTACGACATACTTCGCGTCACTGATTGTCATTTTGCAGCCTCCTTTCCGTTGATGATATAATTGACTGCCGCTTCGGCTTTGCTGGCGGCATTGACAAAGAGCTTGCTGTCCTTGCGGAGTTTGCTGCTCCATCCTTGCAAGTAGGCTACCGAATTGCGGAACGCCTTTTTGCTCTCAATGCCGAGGCGATTGAGCATGAAAGCTGACCCCATTTCGGCTACCAGCTCTTCTTTGCTATACACCTCGCTGCCGAAGAACGTGCTGCCATCCATAAAGCGATCAAGTCGCGTCTTGTGACCTGTCGAATGTGTCATCTCATGAAAAAGTGTGCCATAATACTCCTCTACGGCATCGTATTGGCTCATTTGCGGGACGTTCACAATGTCTACCGATGGGGAATAATAGGCGCGGTCGCTTTCGCAAATACGCAGCCCGCATGTTTCTCTGTCGAAGTACTTAGCCACAACATCCTCGGCTTCGGCTACCGGGCTGAGCGTCGGGTGCTTCTCCGGCTCGTACTTGCGTTTGATGCCGTCGCACTGGCTCACCTCAAAGACATAGTAACTCCGAAGCACAGGAATGACATTCATCGTCTTTTCTCCGTCCTTCTCTTCCTCTTTGGAATACATCTTCCAAAAGACAATGAATCGTCCTTTTTCTCCTTTGCGCACCATGCCGCCTTCGGCTTTGGCTTGCTTAAATGTGAGATACTCACCATAGTGCACATCGCTCTCTCCTCCGTCTAACATTATCAGTATCTGATTGAGCAAACTATATGGACGGCCACTGGTATGCGACACCGCCCCTCCAGTACAAGTCCACGGCTTGAGCCACGGTATAATGCCCTTCTCCATCTCCGCAAGTATGCGGCTGGTAACTTCTTGATATATCTGACTTGTGTTCATCTTTCTTCCTTGCTTTTCTGTTTACCATAAATCATTTTCGCCTAGTTCGTTGAACTCAAGCACCCTCTCTCCATTCACCTCCTCCCATTCCAACTCATAGAAACCCATGCCGAAATTAAACTTCGGCAACTTCTCTAACGCCTGCTCTTTGGTCAAAGGACGTGCTCCAGCTCCTTTCCATGCGTAGCCAAATCGGAATTGACACTTGCCACCATTCTCAATGAAGGTCTTTGCTTCTTCTTTTTCTTTCGTGTTCATCTTTCAATCTTGTTTATAGGTTATTACTCCGCTACACAATCACCAACTTTGATTGTGATGCCGTTTTGCTCGCAATAGCCGAGCATCATGCTAACGCTTTTAAAGCGTTTCGTTACTCCGTTGCTTACTACAAGGCGGACACTACCGTCTGTGTTGTTGAAAATTGCTTTTGCTGTCATATTCTTTATGTTTAAAGGTTATTGTATCGTTTTCATCCACTCGTCGCGCTTCTCGCGGCAGCGTTCGAGCGTTCTGCTGAATGTCGAGAATAGTTGCCCGTTGGGATGGCGGTAATCGTACTGATACCGCGTCACACGCTCTCTCCCTATCTTTGCCGTAAACTTCTCATACCTCTCCTCGCCTGCAGGGCAAGTGGAACATCCTTGTACGTCGGTTCTCATTCCTCACCTCCTTTCTCTTCGATGATGTAGTATAGGTCTATGATGCTACCAAACCTGTCTAACAAGGTAAAATCGGGCTCAATGAGCCCGAAAATGCTTCCCTCATCTTCATCTCGGTAGATATAGATGTGTGCCGGCACCTCACTATGGTCGCATGCCCCATACTGGCCATATATGTCGCAGGCTTTCCCAATGCCCCAATACATATTATCGAGGCCGTTGCAATTGATTGCATTGATGATTTCGATTTCTTTCTGTGTCATATTGTATCTTGTTTTAAGATTATTATTTCGTTTCGTATATGACGTATTGTGATTCGCGGAGCACTCGGTAGCGGATGTACCAAAATTTCTCGCGGTCACTTTTCACATTGGAACTTCTTGCCTCCACTGTGAGGTAGCTGTACTCGTCGGTCATATACTTGACGAGGAACTTCTTCAGCTCTCTGTCGAGTTTGCGAACGGCTTTCTTCTTTGTGCCGTATGCCTTGAGCCATTCTTCATTGGCTAACTTTTGAGCAGCTTTGTCGTTGTTGAGGTAAGATTTCTCTTGATGTATTGATGCTTCGTAGCATGCATCCTCTGCTAGCTTTAAGGCGACTTTTGCGTCTTCCACTCTTGCTACATCGGCAATGATTTGTGCAAATTCTTGGATTGTCATGTTGTTGTTGTTTAGGTTGTTATGTGTTTGTTTTAATTTCTTGTTGCAAAAATAATAAAAATTTATAATATAGCCAAATATTTTTTTAATTATTTTGCAAATATTTTATAATTACTTTATTTTTAAACAATTACAAGTTATATATTTTTATCACTTTTACATATTTCACAAGTATTTTTGAACCGTTTTATCTCATTTTTTTAATTTTTCGCTTCTAAAACATCATATATTGACCATCTATAAATGGAAATACGATCCCTCAGCCTCTTTATCTCAAAGGGCTGAACATGAAAAAAAAGCCTTTTTGCAAAGCAAAAAAGTTTTCGCTTTCTATTTATAGTTATAATTTATTTTAGATTATATATGAAGTACGTAGTACGGAATATATAATATAAAATATATATTATAACTATATAATATTATCTTATATATTCTTATAGTTATTCCAGTAGTTATAACTAGGTTATAAGGTAGTTATAAGGTGGTTATAATCATGTTATATCTGCTATTTAACATGCTTACATTTCCGATTTCTTATATCATTGTTTTTCAATGGTATAAGGTCAATGTATATCGCATCAGCAAAGAATGCGACATCTATTAAGCAATCATCGGACAAGATGCACGACAATGGCACCAATTTCCTTTTTTTTCTTTTTCTTTTCAATGTTGACATGTCGGACACATTAATTTCGCTGCTATCGGGTGCATCTTCATCGCAAGCTCACCCCCAATATAGTTCACCGCCTCGGCATTGCAATCTATCATATTGGCCTCGGCAATATGCTTCGCGCAGTGTCCTACCTCATGAAACCAGCTGTTCGCAAACTGAGCCTTGCTGCTCGTCTTGGAGAAAACGACGACGCTAACCCTCTTCATCGGGTCGCTATACGTCAATCCAGTGTCTACCAATCCAGAGTAAAGGTTACGGTACGCCCTGCCATACGATTCATCATCGGCACCAAGATCGTCTAATAATCCAAGTATATACGGAGCATCGTTCCGGTCACATTCACAGAACACAAGAACGTCCCAGTTGTACCGATGTACATATATATCTTGGCGTATCATAGAAACTGCACTACATTATGTCGCCCCAAGGTATCGCCTCGCCTTTGGCCTTCATCTTCGCATACCAGCATATCATCACGCTGTCCGGTGCTGCATCCACATCGTCGCAGGTGTCTTTGATGTCAAGGCAAAGATGCTTCTCGTCCTCGATGCTGCTCCCCCAGCGATCGGCTATGCACATATTGGCAACATATACATAATCGTAGTTGCCCTTGTTTTCGATGGTCACTCCGTTAGTGCGCAGCATCTCGTCGACACGCTCTTTTGTCAGTGGTTCTATGGGCTCCTCTTTGCCAGTTTCCTTATTGCGTTTCCTCATTAGGGAAACGGCATAGTCATTGGCGGCCTTGTTGAAATGCCATCCGTTAAAGGACAGATATTTCCGCATGTCTCGCGGCATCTCGTCGTAGGAATACAATGGTATATTCATAACTTTGTCTTTTTATCGTTGTGGTGCCGAGGCCGTCTCCAGCTCTCGACACCTGTGCGCTTTTCAGTAGCGGTAGCCGCGCTCGCCCATATACACGCCTTGCTGTGGGTACATGCCGCCTTGTGGATATGTTCCGGACATCATGGGCATACGGTCATTATAACCGTACCCTCCGCGCTCATTCATCGGCATTCCGCCAATGTGACGCTCACCCATCATGCCCTGCTCACGCATACCCATATAGCCGCCTCGTTCACCCATCTGACCGCCGTTGGCGTTGCGCATCACTTCCTCGATGCACGACATCAGCCGTCCGTTGGCACGGAGCGATTCTTCGCATGCCTGCGAGAGGGTCTGCCCCAAATCGTGGGAAATCTCTATGATTCTCATTATTGTTCCTTTCTTTGTTTTGTGCTCATCGCTTTCACAAGGCTCATCATATCGTCGAAGCCTTTGGTGAGGGCATCTATTTTCTTATCCATGGTGTCAAGACGCTCGTCGTTCTCTTTCTCCTTGGCAAACCTCGGATTGAGTGTCTTGAGCATCTCTTCACATGTGTCGGCGACACACTGGTGATATTCCACACTGTCAAGGACAAGACGGCTTGCTCGCAGCATGCCCTCCACCTCTGTGGCCATAGCCTCCCTGCTCTCGGAGATTATCACGCCCGGCTTGTACTCGCAAATGCTGAGATTTGAACCGACGTGCTCAAACGGCACTTGCTCGTCTTCAAACCTTGCGGTGATATTGACTTCCGTTTCGGGCGGATATTGCATCGTGTTCTTCGGCACAGGACTTGTCACTCCGACTACCGTGCCTATTCTCAACTCCGGCTTCTTTCCTCCTTTGTAAAGAAGATAGATAGGATTGTTTTCTCTTAGTGCGCTGAACATATTTTTTCTTTATTTTCGTTAAATTGTCTGGCTCAACACCTGCAGGCTGTTTGCCGCCTTGTCGAAGAGCACCATTATTGCCGTGATACCCACAAGGTCGGTTGCCGTCAATGCCGTACCACTGGCGTTGGTAAGAGGGCGCGTCTGTCCGTTCACTTCAGCAAGGACAGGCAGTGTTCCCGTTGTACCACTCGGGATAGGAGTGGATAATTGCAACACCACCAGTCCTTTCAAACCGAGGAAACGGAAGGCATTGTCGGGAAGGCTGAGTTGTACGTCAGCCGTGCCTACGGTGGGTGTGGCGGTGATGATAGGCACACCGCCACGGTTTCCGATGTATAAAGCACTTCCTGTCATAATGCCTCCTTTGTCGTTAGCCCCAAAAACCGTTGATGTTGTTGCCGAAGCCGAACCCGAAGCCGTTGCCGTACATGTTGCCAATCCACGGCGTGGTGCTCACGGCAGTGACGTTGGGATAAGGCACACTGACGGTGTTCGGAATCTTGCACTTGATGTCGTCCACCTCTTTGTTGAGGGCGGCCATCTGTGCCGCGATCGGTGCCGTTGCCTGCCCGATAAGGCCAGCGATGTACTGATTCTGCTGTCCCTGCGAAATCTCACCTTTGAGGGCGGTATTCTCGGCACGGGCGGCATCCAGTTTGTCTTGCAAGGCCTGTGTCTGCATCGCGTCAAGTTTGCCGATAATGGACTGGGTGTTTCTGTTGCCGTTCTCCACAAGGCCGTTGGTCTGCTGGCAGATGGCCAAAGTGTCGGCGGCTCCCATGGCAGCGATGTCTTGACGAATCTGACCCATTCCGTTCTGCATGGCGTTGGTCTGCTCCAAGGTGCGGATCTGGTTCTCGTAGCCTTGGTTTGTCACGGTCTGGCGCATCTCGCAGCAGCAGTTGCAAAGCTGGTTGGCAAGGCTCATGTTGCCGGTGTTGATGGCGTTGGTGATGCTCAAGGTGCTCTGGCCGAGGTTGCTTGAAAGGTTGTTGATACCGACCATCATGTTGTTGATGGCGTTCTGAATCTGACCTTCGGAACAATTCAGCTGCGTCGAAAGGTTGCTGATGGCGTTGGCGTTGCCTGCGATGGCCGCGCCGAGCTGCGACGAAACAAAGTCCACGTCACCATTGTTGCCTCCACGTCGACCACCTCCAAGCAGGTTGCCGTTGCCAAGGGCTGCAAGGAATACGATCGCCCACAAGGGGTTGTTCCACATGTCGCTGTTGTTTCTGCCGTTGTTGGCAGCAAGGATAGCGGCAAGATCATTGTTGCTGCTGCCGCCGCCATCCACAAGATAGGATTTGATGCTTTCCATCTGTTTTGTCTTTTTGTGTTAATACTCTGTCCGTGAAACCGATTTCGACAACAAAAGTACACTAGATGGCATGCGAATACTAACAAATATTACGCCCTCACAGAACGTTGTCTATGAGGGCGTAATACTTTATTGTGGTGTGTCTGAAAGCCGCTTACGTGAGCGATTTTGTGCCTTGCCGCACCTTTTCTCTCTCCATTGCAAGCGCGTCAATCTCGGTGGCAAGGAAGCCCACCTTCACATTGCCCACCTTGCGCATCTTCACCCTGTGCAGGTCAAGGTATTGCTTCAACGTCACGCGGTTGCCGATATGCAACTTGCGCATCGCTTGGTCGTAGTTATAGAAAGAATCAGACTTGTAGTAGCCGGCATTCTCGGCGTTCATCTTGCCCATGACGTAGCCCACTTGCTCGTCGCTGCACTCATCGTTCTCCATCCTGCGTAGGATGTCTTTGACGAATCGTATCGCCTCCTGCATCAACGGCGATTTCGGTCTGTTTTCCATATCTTTTTTATCCTTTTTACTCTCATATAGTGCCGTATCGCCAGCGTGAGTGTGGTAGATATTCCTGCCGTCAAGATTGTGGATTGTATCACGATGAACGCGACTGCATCCATGTACTCGAACACCACATCTGTATAGGCCAGTGTCTCGGCTATAAGGATGGCATAGGCCGTCCACTTGATAAATCGGCAATGGTACACCCCTTGCTTCGAGATGCACAAACATACACATGCCTCCATCAAGATGTAGTACCATTGACACCATATATCCACACCGAACCATGCCGCGATGTAGCAGCACATAAGGTATGCTGCAACAGATAGGATGGTGATGCGTATAAGCAACTTGCTCATATCTTCTTCGTCAGTTTCTTGATGGCATTGCTTAATTTCTTGTACCTATCGTTCTGTGCCGTTCTGTTCGGCTTGATAGGCTTCGGTTTCGGCCTTGGCTTTGATTTTAGCATGACTTTATCTTTTTAGTTTATATATAATGTACAATGAATAAATGGCAAAAGCGGCCAGTATCGCCCATAGCGCGTACAACTGCACCTTCACCCACCACGACAAAGGCTTCTTCACCTCCACCCTCTCCGTCCTTGTGATGGTGACGGGCTTCTCGACATAGCGGTAGGCAGTGTCAGTTATTAAGGAATACTTAATGACTGCGATGCTGTCACGGATATAGACGGTATCGGACTGTTGATAGATGGTGTGCCAGCGGTCTATGTAGGTGCTGTCGTGCAATGTCTTCGTGATATACGCCGTGTCGTGTACGTAGACAGGCGTCTCCATCGTCCGTTTCACACCAGAACACGAAAAAAACAGGAGTAGGAGAGCCGGGATTCCAAAACTACCCAAAACACATCGCCGGCTCATTCCTTTCCTCCTTGTCTTTTTATAATCTCCAAAAGGGCTTTCTCGGATTCTTCCACCCTCTTTTTCGCCTCGCGTATCTTCTCAAAATCCTCTTCACTATATGGCCTTGCGCCCATCAGCCAATGCTTGTAGTTCACTTGGCGCATGTCCCCTCTCCCATTATCCAACATCGCTATCTCAAGCGTATAGTCGTACCATTGAACAAACTTGCCGGGCTCCACATCGTGGTCTATGTCGTATCTTATATTGGCAAAGTCAATATACATGTCACCTATCATAACCACGCCGCCGATATCTTCCCCTACCCATTCGTCGGGATCATACGCGTAGCCTTGCTTCGTACAGAACGCAATGCAATACTCGTGAACTGCATCCTCGTACCTCTGTCTGATTAATGTCTGTTGTGCCTTATTCATAGTTCTCTTGGTTGAATTGGTTTGTAATTCCCGTTCTGCATCCGCAGTATCACGCCGCGGTTCGCCCCAACACGCTTGTAACTGACGTGCACCCAAGCGTAGTTGGCTTCGTCTATCAGTTGATCGAAAGGCAATCGCAACGACACTATCATCTGTGCCAGTTTGCGGTTCTCAGTACGGCTACCTGCCGATATGTCCGCCGCCTCGCCACGCAAGTGCTGGCTGTTCCTCACGCCGCCCACAAGACGGTTCAGCTGCTCGTTTCTGAATCCACTGTTCACTTTGATGGGCTTGCCATAGGCCAGCCGCAGCGGGTCGAGCACAGCACCCACCAATGCGGTGATGTTCTGCTCTATCTCGGGCGTGGTTCCGTTCCACACCACCTTCCAATATTTGTCGCTCTTGATGAGTTCACTGATTGTAAAGTACTTCATGTTCAATATCCGCTTTGTGGTTCTCTTTTGGCACATCCTCTCACCATGCACATCTTCACCACGTCTGTGGCTATCTGGACCTTGAGTGCCGTATTCTCCTCCATGATTGTGTTGTACTTATCCCGCCAATCCCCGTTTATTACATAGAGTTCGTCGATGCGCTTGTTCAGTTCGTCGATGCGCAACTCATTGTTGCGTATCTTCTCCTCCAGCAAACTGTTGTCCTCTTGCCTCTCGTTGGCAAGTTTTTCCCACCCCTCGATTACCTTGAGGGCATTGTCTAGCTCTGCCGCTCTCGCTTCGGCTTTGCTCTTCTTTACGATACTCGGCATGGTGACAAGGGTCACTATCGCCCCTCCGCCGACTAACCCGATGATTGTGTCTACCACTTCAAACATGTTTCTTTTATTTTTTTGTTTTTTTAGTATGTCGTAATCAGTACTCCAGTCCCATACTCACTCCTATATACACCATCAAAAGCCGCAGGTACCATCACCGTTATTCCAGTCCCCATGATGGCCGAAAAGTGTGCCGGCACCGACCCTATGCACCACACCTTTGTCAATGCCGAGCCAAAGGTGTTTTCGTCTACAAACGCCATGCCCGAAGGAATGACCAGTTCTGTGATATAGGCTACACTTGCCAACACGCCACTCGGAAACACCCCATTCCTCCATGGCATCCTACCTGTGACAGGTGCAAAAACGATATCCACCGTCACCGTTTCACTCGGATTCAAGGTCTTCGATGAAACGCCTGCATCAATCTCGTTCCTCGGCACCTCCTCTCCATCCACTGCAAGATATTCCACCTTTGCCGCCTGCGACGTGTTGACGAGCACCAGCGATTGTGCCGTGCTGCCTGTGTTCTTATATATACACCTCACCATCCCCACATCTCCTATCGTGGGCTTGTCAGCAAGGTCGTTGTATGAGCCACCGAACACAACCCCGTTGATAGTCAGTTTCCCGTCCGTGCGGAATTGGTAGTGCTCGCCATCCCAATACACAAAGTACATTCCTGCGGGCAGCGTGTGGTTTGTCGCCGACGACGGCTCGCCGTTGATGTATATAGGCTTCGCCCCGCTACTATCCACATTCAGCGTCAATGCCGCCGCCTTGGTGTTTGTATAGTACATACATACGGTGAGGTACATCGGACCGCCGTCGATTGCCGCCTTGAGATTTGCATCATGAGTACTTAGTGTGCCATATTTTGCAGCGGCAGTAGCCGTAGTGGCACAATACACGCCGGGAATAGAGTTTGAGTCGGAATTGTAATTATTGATGACTACGAACACACCACTTCCACCTCTGTAAAATAGAAGTAGCCAAACACCGACGGGAAAATGTGTTGTTAATAGACTTCCCGGCTGATAATGAACTGTTTTCGCCCCGAGCCCGTTGATATTGAGCGTCGTGGTGGATGCACCTGCCTTGGTAATCTTGTACATGTACAGCGCACCGTCCACATATTCCGTCACCTTGTCGCTTTTTGCAAGCCACACGCCTGCCGTCGTCGTCCCGTTGTCCTCAAGCGGAATTATCGACTCTCCAACATAATCAACGATAGTATTATGAATATCTACATCCTGCCCAATAATAAATTCTCCAGTTCCAGCGTTGTTGCCAAATAGTTTCCCACTTACGCGGTCATACATATAACCTACTTGGCCAACGCGAACTGGTATGAAATCTATAATGGCATCACCGTTTTCATTTCTTACAGATAGAGAATATATCCTTCCTACGAACTTATAAGTACTATCTCTACCAAAAATCTTTAAACTGCCCGACGGCATATTGGTGAAAGGGAGTGACAGAAACTGAACTCCATCTACACCAAGATAGCCTTTCCTTAACTCATATTCATGTCTTCCATGAGGGTTGGGAGCAGCCTTAGATGTTGGTGTACTACTCCCAAATCGAGTATAATAAGTTGTATTCCCATAAATCTCATGCCATATACCTCCTTCTCCGCTTGAACCTGATACTCCGAACAACATATTGTCGCCCGACTTGTTTAAAAACATGGCAGAACATAGTATAGTATCTGTTTCGCCAACGACAATTCCGGTATCCATCAATTGCGTTCCAGAACTTTCAAGATATTCAACCTCTACAATCTCTTTAATCTCAATATCTCGCCCAGCAGTGAGTACGTTTTGCTTTTTATCAAGGTCGGGCTTGTTCAATATCTCCGCCACCCCACTTGTGGCATTCCAGTCGCTGTTCACCTGCATCACGACACCACCACCGCCTCCGCTTCCTCCTCCGCTCTTCGCCTTGTACTGCCGATATTTCGGCATCAGCTGCTCGTTAGGGCTCAGCGTCGCCTTGTATTCGTTGGCATCCCTCACGGTCTTCTCCAGCATCCTCGTCCAGTCGTATAGCGTCCTCGGCCTGTTGTCCATCGTGATCGAATACCGCCACGGCGCGTTCACGTTCTGCCGTAGGCCAGTGATCCGCATCTGCAAGCCAAGACCGAACATCTCGGTATCTCTCAGACTGATGCACTCCCCTATGGCCATCCTATCACTACGGGCTGAATCTGCCATTATCCATTTCTCGTCCACCTCCCCGTCTGCCGTATATTCTATCTCGGAATTATTGTAGAGCCAGTCTACGGCTTGATGCAAAAGCGTAAACTCCGCCACTCGGATATATGCCGACGGCAACTTGCAATGGAATACTGCATAATGGTCGCCGATCGCAGGCGCAAAGGTCTCGTTGGGCAGTATCATGCTGTCCTCCTCCGACGGACTCAAGGGTATGCCCCACTCCTGCAAGGTGCTGTCCCAGTTCATCACTGCCTGCACCTCTGTCCCCTCTCCGCTTGTCTGTATCGCAAACTCCCTACCGGCAAGCATGCCGTCTTGGAAGATCACCGTCATCGTTTCATCCACAAGGCAGGCATCTCTGTAATCCGGGCTGGGTGCGTTGCTGTTCGTCCCGAACGTCTCGTCGTATATGTCATATAGGTTGTACGGCTCACCGTCTTCGGTGGAACGCGGCGTAACCTTGACATGGCTCACCACTCCCACTCGGCTAGGATATACCTCGCTCCCGTCATACACTTCTTCCACATTGGTAGGCCTATATGGCGTCCCATCTTCGGCATCCGTAACTCGATAGATGCTCCTCTTGTCGTTGCTTATCTTGTATATGGCGAACCCGCCTATGGCGGGTATATAGTCCATGCGGTTTCCTTCGGCATCGTACCATACACTTGTGCTTGTCGGCGTTGCCTTATACTCAATGTACATCTGATTGGCTCCGTTCAAATATCCGTAGTAGACAGTATAGCGGTTCGACGGCAGCAAGAGCGTGTCGTTGCCGTAATCCGTCTTGTCTATGTTGTGTGAACCTCCCTGCACATAGAGCACATCCACAGGTGGCACACTAACCTGCGTCCTTCTCACCACGCCGCTCTTGAAGCCTTTGCCTTTGCCATATTCCATGCCAAGGCTCTGACTCCCCTTGTGGCTCTCCACTCGGTGCAAGGTTATCGTCCTCCACGTCGTTTCCGTAATGGTGTCGTAATCGTCATTCACCTCATACTCCGTCTCGTATGCCTCCGCTATCGCTATCAGCGCATCCGAGCACTTCACCTTGTCGTACACGATCAGCTTCTCTCGCATCGCCTCCAGCACGTCCGTCCCTATCACGTATCTCCACAGCCTTGTCCCGTCTGCCTTGTTCATGCAATTCACCACCATAGCCACATGCTCCGCAGCTTTCGCGGTGTATGGAAACGTCACTCTCTCTCCGCCCGAGTATTGATTGTTGGAATAGTACAAGTCTTTCATCTGTGTCAGCCTAAGCTCATAGGCATGGGTGTGCATCGTCACTACATAGTCGTAGCACATAGTGTTCACCTTCTTCACCTCCGCCGGGATATACATCGTGTAACGTACTCCTTGGAAGTAGCAATAGCACCTTGAAGAGAACGTGACATAACTCGGCAAGGAAAAACGCAGCGTGAGCCTGTCGTTGCCCATGAGTTCTACGTCACGCTCGCTGCCGTCATCAACTATTAAGTTCTCAAGGATTGCGTTGCCATCGGCATCTAATATCGTCATATCTCTCTACGTTTTTATCTTTCGTTCATGATTCTTTTCGCCACCCTCGCTGCAATGTCCCTCCAATGCTGCATCTCCATATATGCCTCTTCGTATACCTCCGGCTCCTCTTCGTAATTAAGGATTAAGGCTATCTGGTCATCATACGAGTAGTGCATCTTCACCACAGCCGCCTTGACATCGGCATATCCGTACTCTCCTTCCAACCCAAGCATCTCTGCCGTGATGTCGTCAAGCGTCGGGTCGTCCACCTCCTCCAAGGTGTTCTCGTTCAAAAGTATCGGCGGCTCTATCTTGCTCCCGTCGTTGGCATAGTAGATGTACCCTATGCCGACACTCTCTCCGTATATATCTCCATTCACCTTGTTCCGCAGCACTTGGCCGACGGACGCATATATCATCAGTCCTTCTGTTTTCATATTTCTACTCTTTTTTTTACGCAGGTAGCTGCGATAATGGTTTCATATTTGATGCATATTTGCTCCACACCGACGCTCCTTGGTATGCCGACAATGAAGCATCCGGCACATATATCTGCACATTGGTAAAGGAGTTAAATGTGTCGGCAAGTGTCGGTGGCGTAGTCGGCCGCACCACAAGCACTTCGAGCGGCACATTTCTGAAACATGCATCTCCGATATTGGTAACACCAGTCCCTATGTCTACTTTCGTGAGCTTCGTAGCAGTGAACACACCGGTATATGTATTACTATTAAGTTTGGTCACACCATTTGGCACCGTCACCGAACCCGACAGTCTGTAGCAACTATCGAATGTCGCTACCAATACTCCTGCCACACTATTCGGCAGCGTCACGCTCTCAAGCGATGAGCAGCCTTGGAATGCTTGTATCCCTATCGTCGTCAGTCCATTCGGCAGCGTCACGCTCTCAAGCGATTTGCAGCCTTGGAACTCATAATCATGTATAATAGTTATATGACTGATCTCTACAACTTTTAGCTGCTTGCAATTCTTAAATGCTCCATTGGTTGAATACGCATACAATCTTCCCTTTACCACCGCCTTCGTAATGGCGGTGCCACCAAATGTCCCTCCTCCATTTAAAGAACTACCACCACCGCCAGTGATCGTTTCCGGCACATATACAGTGCCAGTAAGCTTGGTGCAGTTGAGGAAGCATTGGAACTGAAACTCTTTAAGCGTCGTCATGTGCCTCAGCCAACTGGCATCCGTAAACTCATACGTCTTGGTGTTGTCGCCACCGCTGGCCGGGACAAGCAGGTTGGTGTCCGCCACATCTACCATGCTCTTGAAACTCGGACAACGGCTAACTGCCGCCGCTTGCGCCGCCGTCATAAACCACCCTCTGCTTCCGCTCACCGTCGTCCCAATGTTAGCTTTGGCTAACACGATGGCCGCGGCTGGATTGTAGTTCGGACTGTCTTCATCATAGCACTGCAACACAGGCTCACTCACACCTGCGGCATAGTGCACATCAAGATAGGGGAAGTATGCCGCTATCTTCGCCTTCAGCTCATCCGTGGCAATATCTGTGACGGTGAACGTGCCATACAAACCCACACCGTCTATCTCGTTGCCGTTGGCATCGAAGCCTTTCATGCCGTTTACCTTGCTGCCGTCCACAGCCGACACTTGCTCTTTCGCTATCGCCAGCAAGTCCAGCATACTTCCTTCAACGGTGCCTATCTCAAGGTATATGCGCGATAATCTGTTGCCGCTCGTCAGCACTATGTCTTTCACAAGGTCATAGCCGTTGATTAACGGGCATCCGGCAAACCGAAGAGACAAGATGCTCGTCATGTCAAGTATCTCAAGCCCTCCCGTCTTGCGCTCCAGCTTCGGCAGTCCGAGCAGCGTGAGGTTGTAGCCACCCGATGCAGGCACGATGTACTTCGTCAGCGGTGTTCCTTGTGCGATGTTGATACTAGTCATGGCGGTGCACCCCGTAAGGTCAATCTCCTCCAAAAGTTCACATCCGCTGAAGTCCACCGTCCTTAACGTGGTGCAGTTCTGCGACACAAACTTCTTCAGCACGGGCATGCTTGCACCGATGCTCAATGTGCCTCCGAACTCCGGCTTCGTGAAATCAGTATATTCGCTTCTGTTGAACACAAACTCCTCAAGATAGGGGAACGTGCCAAGTCGCAACTGCGAGAAGTTCCACTTGCTCACATCAAGCATCGTCATCAGTCGCACTCCTCTGACGTGTATCGTCGTGCCGATGGCACTCGCCGTCGCCTTGTTGAGCGTGAAGAGCGTATTGCCTTGCACGACGTGCAGTCCCGTGAAGCCTTCCTCAGACACGTCGCTATCCACCTTGACGTTGCCATCTCGCAGCAACTTCAGCGATATGGCGCTGTCGGCTGGCGAGTTGCCCTTGTATTCGATTTGGTTCGTTGTCGTTTCGTACTCTCCGGCCTGCCATTGGTTGTCAAGCAGCACAAGGCGGTTCTCGACAAAGTAGTGTCGGTGTGACTTTCTATTGCCTTGCATTAGAGAACGGTACGGCGACACCGCCGCCTCATCCCACCCTGTGGGCGACACATACTTGTTGATGGCATCGAGGTTGTACAGACGCTCGCACCACTTGTCGGTCTGGTCTGTGTCGAAGTATTGGAATATCCTCTCATTGGTGAGATAGGTACGCAGCTTGCCGTAAGCGTCTTTAATCTCATTGGGGAAACACGCCTCAAGATTGTTCCACAACACGCTGTCATGGCCTGCGTAGAAATAACTGTCATTGTACATCGTCTGACGTGTCACATCGAACGGAGCCCGCAAGTTACCGTCGTTGATCACACCGAGGATGGTATCGTTATCGTAGAATATCATGTAGGCGCGAACCTTGCCCATGTTTGTCGCAAGGCTCCCTTGGTCTCCGTCGTCAGCCAGCGGGTCGTACCAAAAGCCCATCATCATGTTCTTCACCATCTGGTCAAGGCATGCCATTATCTGCGTGAAGCTATAATATGCGCACAGGTGCTCCACATTGAAGTAGTATTTGAGCTCATTGCGGAACTTCTCTCTCTTCACCGCCGCCTGCTCCTCGGTATCAGTGTCCAGCACCCGCGTGGATTTGACCCACGACACAAGCGTAGAAAGGTAGTGCGGTATAATACGCCCTGCCGTCATATCTTCGTTGATGTCATCTTCGTCCGGGTATCTCGCCTCAAAGCATCCCATCCACCGCGGATATGTGCCTTCATCGTCAGTCACCGTGGTCACGAAGTCATCGTCGAGGAACGAACCCATCAAGGCCTCGTTGTTCTTGAACTCCCAGCACTCCGTGAGGTCGCCCAACTGCTCATAGCCTTCGTCATTCTTGTGCAAGGCATGATACTGCTGCGAAAGAAAGTGCGTCACACCGTTTTCAACGTCATTCAACGGTGCCACATCGTGATATCCGTTGATGCCAGTGAAGCCGTAGACCGCTTCGGTGCTTTTGTCGTTGTTGAAATTGAACTTGCCGAAGTACACCGGAGCGTCGTTCAGCGTCTCGCGGTAGAACAAGACACAAGGCTCGCCATCCACCGTCGTTCTCACCTCGTAAGGGTACTGGTCGTTCTTCTGCTCTTGTGCAGGTGTCAATATCTGTCTGTTGACAAGCGCGTCGTTGGCCATCCTCGCCATGCCAGTGTTGTGCGATGATGAACTTTCGGCATAGTCAGCCTTTAAGCACCACACGTTGACGGGTGCACTGCCGTCGTGCATCGCAAACTTGCTCTTTGGGACAAGCTCGCCACTCATCGAGAAGTCAGCATCGGGGTCAATGTTGACGTACATCTCGCCCTTCTTTGTGTATATACGGTAGTTCTTCACCGGGTAGGCCAGAGACGACGTGCCTTGCAGTCTTATATCCTTGTCACTGCTCCCGACAGGTCGGAACACAAAGTTCTTGCTTCTGTCCTCGGCTCCTTTGATGTATGACTTTATCTCGATCAACGGGAAATACTTGCTCTTCTCGTTGTCCTGCGCTGCCGCCAGCACCGATGCCATCGTCCGCTTCAAGCTCGCGCTATATGCCTGCCCGGTGAGGATAACGATACGGGTGCCGTTTGGCAAGCTGTCGATGGTGATATTGCCGTTGGAATCCAATATGTCGTTCTCTTCCACCAGCGTCAGCATCTTCTCCATGTTGTCATCTTGGTCGTAGATATAGCATGCCAATGCTTCGGCATCCGTCAACGACCTCTGATATGCCCACACTCGGTATAGGTCTAACGTGGCCTCCGACGAGCCGAACGTTATAGGCACCGGGTTCGACTGGAAGAACGTTTCTGTGTCACCCAACCGGAAACCACCGCTGATGATGCCGTCGATGTACATGTACACCATGCCATAGTTCTTACGCCCCTCCACCGTGGTTTTACTCTTCGACCACACGATGAACTGCACATCATAGGTCACACCTTCTGCCGTGAGCATGGTATTCTGTATCTCGTTGTTCCGCACAAGGTTGATACTCTTGGGCGTGATAAAGAATCCAGTCCCGTTGGCATCGACACACGAAATGACGCGCGAATCTTCGTTAAGCACGTTAGTGCACTTGTACTTGAACCCCACAGAACTACCTCCGCTTGAGGTGTTCCGCAAGGGCGCATAGCCTACCGTCAGTCTCGCCTCATTGCGTATCCTCATAGCTCCGTTTATCCATCCGTCACCCACCCAGTAGAATCCGCTGAACGTGCTTGTGGTCGTTACACCTCCTTCTGTGCAAGTCCATGTATCTCTGTTGCTATCCGTATTGCTGTGTCCGTTGGCTACGGCATCAAGGAAAAGCGTCTGTCCGGCAGGCCGCTCGATGTTCAGTTGCACATGTTCGGCATCTATGTCGAAAGCCACTTCTGCCGTCCCGTCCGCAGTCAAGGTATAGTGCTTCACTCCGTCTGTCAAGGGTCGCACGGTGAACACACCCTCCGAACCACTGACGGCGGCATTGCGTATTTGCACCCCGTTTTCATAGAGCACCACATTGACGGAGGACGCGTCTTTCTTATACGCTCCATAGCGGATAGTATAAGTTTCGTATTGTTTGATGTCTACCACCGGCGTTTCTTCTTCTCCAAAGATGGTGCTGCCATCTGGAATATCTAAGAGGCATGTGGCTACGGCCTCTGAAAGATTGCTGTCGTACACACACACCACGGCATAGAGTAGGTTGGAATAAAGCATCTGCTCCACCTCCTCTACATATTCTCCCGTACTCTGTTGCGCCCGCAACTGAATGGTATGTGCTCCGGGCGCAAGGCTGGAAGTGTCCGCGACAAGCGTTCCACTGCTGACGGCCACACTAGTTGTCTGTGACGCTCTCTGCACCCCGTCCACATATAGCACGACGGCTTTCGTGTCGTTACTGCCGCTCTCCAGCCCATAATCCACCCTCAGCATGTTCCCTAACGGCACGACAGTATATCCGCTCAATGACGATGAAGTGAGGTCTAGTTGCACCTCATTCACCGTCCATGCTATCGCACTTGTCTGAATGTCGGCTCCGGTGTCCACCTCGACTTGCACTCGGATGGTGGTGACACCTCTGTCGCAATATGTTGTCATGTCAAGGACGTACGTTCCTGCCGCTATCGTCCTCGTCTGCCGCACCGTCGAGCCTCCGCGCGTGATGGTGATGTTGGCGCGTCCGCTATTGCCAGTCGTCTGCTCGTCGGAGCCTTCCCCCGTCACATGGTCAAAGTAGAAGGACAGGCGTATCTGCTCTCCTACCTTCGTGGTGATGTTCGGCGTTATACGCCTTAACACGATACGCGAGGTCTGGCTTCCGCCACCTCCACCGCTTTCAAACTCGGCCCAGTTCTCGACGTTGGCAAAGTTAGCGGCACCCTCGGGGTCACCGACAAACATATACTTGTATCGGTATGTCTTCCACTCTCCTCCGTCGTAGAATGTGATGATCATGCCGTTCTTCGTTTCATCGCTCAACGATGTGGATGCTGCCACCGTAGCCACTGCCCTTTCCAAGGTGTATTTCTGCCCGTCCGGCAATGGGTTCTCGTTGTCGAGGTTGTAGAAGCCAGAACCACTGCCGCTACCACCTCCAAAGCCTTTCCATTTCGTGTCATCCGTCCACTCTCTCGTCACATCTGTCCCGACAAACTGCTTGCTGTCGTAGGAGTTCGCCGAACTCATCCACGTCACCACAACACCGGGTATTCTCTTGTTCGCAGGCACGGCTTGAATGGCCGTTGACCAAGTGTGATATCCAGAACCTCTCTTCCCTACATTGACTATGTTCTCCGCCAGCTGAACGGGCTCCACATTGCCACTATTGTTGACACCGAGCACATGGCCTGCCGCCCCCACCCCCTGCGCTATGTCTACTTTCTTGCTCAACTCATTATCGACATACGTCTTGGATGCCTTCGTCTTGACGGTGTTGGTCAAAGTATTCAACTCGGTCTTAGTAGCCCTCGCATCTATCTTGCTTTCGTTGGATTGCACCCTCCTTTCCAAAGCACTCAGCTCGGTCTTGCTGGCCTTGTTATTGAGTGCAGTCTGTATCGCAGAGTCCGACTGCCGCAGTTCCGATACCTTGCTGTCTACATACGAAGTGTCGGCTTTGGCATCCACTCTGTTTGCTAGCGTACCAAGTTCAGATTCAAGTGCGTCTACGTCACTTGTGTTAGCCTTTCTCCGAAGCGCATTTTGCAAATCTGTGATTAGTTGCTGCAAGGCCGACACCTTATCGTCAACATAAGTTATCTCCGCGGCCGCGTCAAGGCGATCGGACAGAGTGGTTAAAGTTTCGTTGATGCTGGCCACTTCAGTGCTGCTCGCTTTGCCGTTTAAAGCAGAACGTATCGAGTTGAGAGCCTCGTCTACATACGTCTTGTTAGCCTTGCTCGTCAATAGCGTCTGCAACTGTGTCAAGCCGTTTTGCAAGGAAGTCACCGTCGAAGCATCCGCTTTGCCATTTTTTATCGCTGTCAAGGAAGCTTTGATTTCATTGAGGACATCCCCAAGTGGGAAGGTATTGGATTCCCCTTGTGAGTTGTTACCGACGAGGATATATCCTGTCGCTCCTGTGCCCGCTACGGGCAGTTCTGATATCTTTACTCCGTTTGCCATTATCCTATGTATATGTCGTTATTCGTTTGCGTCATTAGATTCTGCGGTGTTTCGGTGAGCAGGTTGCGCTCCGTACCCGGCCAGTCGGTAATAACGATAGATAACTCCATCTTACACCATATCTTGCCATTCGAGCATATCACCTCCTTCGCCGTGGCTTTCTTGTAGTAGAATCCATAATCACGGCCGTATTTCACCACACTGAATATGTTGCTGCCCACCTCGCTATGATGGCTTGCAAGGGTAGACATGAACGTGTCGTATCGCTGCCAAAAGTCGCTCTTTTCGGCGTATATAAGCAGGTTGAGTACCACTTCCTTCGTGGTGTGCCTCACCGGAGCATCCGTGTCGTATATATGACCAGCCACGTTGCTCACGCTCCTTTCAAGGGCTCCTTTCACATCGGCAGGCTTGAGCACAGAAGCATCCGTCCCTTGCAATACCGACACCCCATATCGGGCGATGTCGATACCATGCAGCCAGTACCCGCTGGCCTTTACGGCACTCGCCGACACTGGATATGGGGATTGTCTCACGGTGGGAAATTGCATCGTGCCCACCTCGGCAAAGGTGATGGAAAAGATTCCAAGCCGCCTCACCTTACGGATCGCCGATATGCTGACCATCCGCATCGTGTACGACCTCCCAAGTGGCACATACTGCACCGTGTGGCTCGACTGGGTTGTCAGCATCCCAATGAAGTCCCCTATTCTCGATGCCATGGTGCAATAGAACGTCAGCGTCACCGGCCTTACGTCTAGCACGGCATGGGATAGGCTCACCTCCACTCCGTCGTACTCCTGCCAGTCGTCTATGTACACCGAGGAGTTCTTGAACGACGGCATTGAAAGGAGGTCGCACAATGACCCCTCTTGCAAGCCCACCCCGTAGGTAGTATATACGTCTGTATTGTCTATAAGCAGGTCGCCTCTCATGATAGTATCTTTACACCGTCTTTTTTGATGATATACAAGTCACTCCTTATCGCCTCGGTATTTCGCTCTATCTGTCTCACACTGCCAAGTATGGCTTCCACATTGCCCCGTATGATGGTGCTGTTCGCACTGATATTAAAGGTGTGCCCTTGTATCGCCGACGCTCTGCCGTTCAGCTCATCCACACTCTCTTGCGACGCGTTGGCTATGCCTTTCCGCGATGCCGTCCGCTCGTTCTCCTGCTGCTCCACAAGTCCACGATACAGTCTGCCAAGCGGGCTGTTGTCAATGTCGTTCGCCATATCATCCAGCATGCCCGACAGCATCGTTGATGTCAACCCGAACGTATCTGAGATAACCTGCCCTGCTTCTCCGGCAAGCGTCACCGCCGCCCCAAGCCCATGCAACTGTACGCTGAGGATGTACCTGCTCATCTGCTCCATCAATGACTTCACGGCATCGCTATTCTGCACCATCGCAAGGATCTGTTGCCGTATCATGTCCTTCATCATATCCAGCACATAGTCACGCACACTCTTAACAGAACTCTTGCCATCTTCCCATGCCGAGGTCATGGCATCTGTCAAGCCCTCTACCGCCTCTTGCACACTCGTCCCGAATATCGCATTCGTTATCTCTTCTGCAAGACCGGGAATGACGTTGTTCGTTATATCATATATGTTGCCCTCAAGACCGCTTATCTCGTCCTTGATTTTGTCAATCTCGTCTTGTGACCATGTGAGGCCTAACCAGTCAGACTTCTTCTTCCCTTCCAAGTCGTCCAGTTTCTGCTTCAACCGCTCTATGCGTCTGCGGTACTGCTCGACAAGTTTCATTTGGTTCAGAATCTGCTCTTCGAGCCCTCTTACCTTGTTGGTGCCCATGGCCGCATCCACAGCCTTGCCAAGCTTGTCATATGCATTGGTGAGATCATCCACAGCCTTCTGCCAAGCCCTCGTTTCTTCTTCGGCCTTGCGTTGCGATATTCCATTCGACAGGTCGGCAAGCTTCCGCATCAACGATATCGCCGTACTTATCACCGTCAGCACTACCGATGCCGTCTCTACCGCCTTTATCGACGATACTGCCGCACTGCTCGAAGTCTTTATAGCTTCCACAACGGTCTTGTGGATCTCTTGTATTCGGGTGATTGTCTCTATGGTCGTGCCGATAATGGTACCAAGCGACGATACTACCTCGCCGCCCACTCCATCCATCGCACTGCCGATATTTTGTATCTCGTTTGCCGCCTCGGCAAGCGTCTTGCTCCACAGCTCCCACGAGGTGATGTCTTTCCTCTCCGGCGACAACTTCGCTTTCTTCAGCGCATCCTCTATGGCTTTGATCCGCGCAAGTGCCTTGTTCATCTCCTCAGGCGACATGGCTCCGCTCTCCCACAATGCCGCCAGCGTCCGCTTTGCTTCGGCCAGCATCTCTTTCAATTTCTCGATAGTCATGTTATCCAACCTGTCGAGCCACTGACCATACAAAGCATCTTCCTCCGCCATGAGCGCGTTCAAGGCATCCAGCTCCTGCCGATTCAACTCGTCAATGTTCCCTTGTGTCCCTCCTGCCGACTGCACCGCGGCTCGCTTCTTGGCATAATCCTCCGCGAGGGCTAGGCGGCGTTCTTCAAAGGTTCTGTATCCGGACAAAATGCTCGCATTTCGCTCCGCTATCTTCTTCGCCACCTCTTCGTTGGCGGCATTCTCTATCTGCACCATGTACGCGGAAAGGCTGGATAACACCTTGGCCATCTTGTCAGCCTCCTGTTTCACCTCATCCGACGTTCCTTTGGGCAAGACGAAGCTCCCCGTTTCATCATCGAATCTCACTGAACTCCTGTCAAACTTCACATCACCCTTCGGGTTGTTCTTCTTCCACTCCGCCTCAACAAGGTCGGTAACGTCCTTTATATACCTCTTCTGCTGCTCTTCGATAGCATCTTTCTGCTTCTCAAGGTTGAGCGCACTCTGTGCGATGATCTTTTCGGCACCATCCGCCATCGCGTCTATCTCGGCCTGTCTGATGTCCCACTCGGCTTTCTTGGCACTTTGCACCACCTCGGCACGGTATTTCTCAAGGGCATTGGTATAGGCTTCGGCCATCTTCTCCTGCTGGCTGGTAACGGCTTTGGCCGTCGATTCTCCCAACTGCTTTATGCCTGCCTTGGTGAGTGTCTCAGCCGCTTCATTCTCCATCTTAACACTCGCATTGATAAGTGCTTTCGCCTCCTTACTCGCGGCTTCTCTTCTCTTTTTGGCATCTTCAAAGGCATCCGCAGCTTCTCTTCTGTCTTTCGACCTCACCTCTGGCTGTCGCAGTGTGGAACCGGCATTCGTCATCTCCTGCTCCGCCTCTATCATCTTCTTGTAGGCTTCTTCAGCCTTGCCATAATATGCCGTAGCCAAAGCCCGCTTCTTCATCGCTTCGACAAACGCCGCCGTCTGGCTGCTGAAAAACTTCTCGGCATCGGACACATTGTCGATCGACAGCTTGAGAGAGTTGAACTCTCCTTTGTTGTCGGCGATAAACTTTTTCTTCGCCTTGAGGTCATCCCCAAGCGCGTTCCACTGCTTTTGCAACTTCATGATGGAGGCAATAGGGGATGCGGCACTCTCTGCCACCTTCTTGTTAAACTCCTCTATCACCTTCTTCTCTTCCTCCACCTTCTCCTTCTCCTCTTGTATCTTCGCCGTAATCTTCTGCACTATCGCCACCACCGCCGACACGGCAAGCAGCGGCCCGAATGAACGTGCCAACGACTTGAATGCCGTCCCCAATGCCTTGACAGATATCGTCGTCAGATTCAACGCCCCTCTCGATACAGCCAGCACCTTGCGGAACGAGGCTATGGCACCTCTCCCTGCCCCTATCGCCGCCGACAGACTTCTAAATGATGTGAAAAGCTTCCCGATGGATGGGTCTATACGGCCTAACGCTCCAACGACATTGCCTATGGCACTGCCCATATCTTTCCACACGTCCTTTGCATCCGTCTGCTGCCCTTTAAGGTTTGCCAACGAATTGCCGGCGTTGTTCAACTGCTCCGACAAGTCTTTATATTGTGCAAGTACTCTTGACAACTCTTCGTTCTCACTATCGCTTCTGTTCTCTATCGCCTCCAGTTCCTCTTTCTTTGCCCTCACCTCATCCAGTGTCGCGCTCAGTTCATCATACACCCTCTGTTGCTCCTCTACGGCTTCATTCAACTCATACAGACGCATGGATGCTTCTGCTGCCTTGGCTCCAACTTTGTCACCCAATTCCGTGGCGGCATCTCTCGCTTTTGTCTGAAGCGTCGTCAGCTCCTCTTGCAGTTTGATTATCTTCTCGTCGTACTCGATCAGCTTCTTCGTCCTGTCTGTGCCGGACAGCTCATCGCTATCGGCGGCTTGCGCACGAAGTGAACCCATGGCCTCTATCTGCTCCATCAGCTCTTTCGTCCTGCGGTAGTCCGCTTCGTCCACATAGAGAAGATTAGCGACGGATGCACCTTCCGCCGCCTCTCCAGCCGCTTCGCTCAACGCAACGATGGCTTGCTTGTACATATTGAGCTTCGTGGTGGCTTCCATGGCCGCTTTCTCCGCTATCGCCATGTCCTTTACGGCATCCTCCCAGTTAGCCATGTTCCCACTCGCAAGGGAGGCTTCCGCAAGTTCTCTCTGCTTCTCTATCTCCGCTTTGGCGGCATTGGCCACATCGGCGGATTCTTGTGCCGCCGCCCTCAACGCCTCAAGCCTCTCCCTCAGTGGAGCTTCTGTACTGACACCAAGTTCCTTGAACATATCGTCAAGGGCATGGCCTCTTTTCATGGCATTGCTGACGAGAGCATCTATCTGCTCCGAGAACTTGCGAACATTCTCCGACGCTCTGCTAGTATCTAGGTCTACTAAAAAAGCTATTTTCCCGTCTTCTGCCATGTCTATTGTTGTATCTTCTTTATCTGATTAATGAATCCGTTCCATCCTTCGTCAGTGTCAGCGTCGAAGCTCGCGCTTTCCATCACCGGCTCTTTCTTCTTGTTGTCTGTGTCATAGCTCGGTATCGCTGCCCCATACATCACCATATTTTCGTAGCTCATCTCCTCAATCGCATATTCAAATGACACTCGATACCACTTGACGAACGAGCCTATCGTAGCCCAGATGCTGTCGTTTCCGCTTCCGCTTTCGTCGGCTTCAATATGTTTGCTTCGGACAGGAAAGCGGTAAGCGCGAAAAAATCCGCCACGTTTTGCATCGACAGCAATGTCAAGGCGAGCGACTTCAGCTCTTCGTTGCTATGCCGTTCCAATAGTATGGCGGACATGCGCCGGATCTTGCGCTCTTTGAACCATCGGAGCAAGCCACCTCTCATCATCCCTTTTGCACCGACAAGCATCGTGGCCACCATCTCCCCTATCGGGGTGCAGTCTTTCGCACTATTCAGCACACTCATCATCACCTTGTCCGTGTCAAGGTCTGCCTTCGGTAGACGGGAAATGGCCGCTGAGGCCATCATTAACGTCGCTGTGGTGGCTTTGGGGACAACATACACATATCCCCCCACCTTTATCTTTTGCGCCCTCTGAAGGACGCTATCTGCCGTTTTTTGCTCTGTCGTCATATCTCTTGTATATTATGCTTTTCCGGTCTGGACGGGTGAACCACTTGCATCGCCTTATTATACCGCCGCACCTTATCTCGCCCCGTGCATAGAAACCACATCCTTTGCATCCGTCATGGGCTTCGACTACCTTATATCCAGTGCCGCCTATCGTAATCTTATCACCTATCTTCGCCATTTGTCCTCGGGGTCAAGGTCGCCCTCGACTGCGTTGCGCTTCTCCAGCGTCGCTTCTCCCAAGGATTCGGGGCGACCTCTCGGCCTCCCCTACAACAACCATGAAACTATGATACCTTATTGCTGGGGACTTGTCGGGTTGGCCTCCTCGTCCTCCTGCCCGTCACTGTTCATGATTTTCAGCGTGTCACCACTGATGGGTTTCAACGCTGAGAAGGTGTAACGCTTGCGCAGCGTGTCATTGACGGTGTAGATCACGGATGTCTTGAGGACAGCACGGTCTATCTGGAACGACGGCGCATTGCTTCGCAGCGCGGATGATACCTTGACTGCCCACTCTCCGTCTACCACTCCGGACGTGTCGGCGAACGGGAGTGCCACACCTTCTTTCTTGAATAGCTCGAAAGTGAGCGTGTAGGAAGCAGCCGACGAAATGCGGTCTACCACCTCTCCACCTTCCTCTCGCGCTTCAAGGTCTGTACCCTCGGAGGTCTCCAACGAAGTGGAACCTTCCACAGGAGTGTCCAGTTCAGTCCAGTTTTTACCGGAACCAGCGGGCTTGACCTCAATCTTGGGCTTGCCAAGAAGAGTTGTTGATGTTGCCATTTTTCTTTTCCTTTCTTTGTTTTGTTATTCGTTCAAAAACTGATACCTCAGCATGACGCTGATGAAGTGTTGATGGATGTCCTTGTCCTCAATAGTCGCCACAGTGCCCTGCTGCTCGACATAGTATCTTGTCTCGGCTTCGGGATGAGCGTCCAACCAGTCCTGCGCTATCCGCTCAAGAACCTTCGTCCGTTCCATGTCCTCCACATAGACCCCATTCTCATAGGGTTTGATGTCGGGAACGTAGATGCCCACGGCGATCACGCCAGTCTGCATCTGGTCTGCCAATCCGGTGACAAAGGCTACGGTGATGTCCTCCTTCTCGCTGTCCCTCGGCCGCGTGTGAGAGTAGTACACCTCACCATTGACGGCCTCGGCAAGCGGGCTGCCTTTCACCATGGCGTAGAACTCGGCCAGTATCTCTTTACTCGTTAGTGCACTCATCCGTTGATGTGTTTTACTTCAGCCTGCAACTTGAGTTGTGTCACCAGTTTGTCGGCCAGCAGTTCAGCCGACGCAAGGACGTTATATCCTCGCCGCTGCACATACATCGCGTAGTTCATCCCAGCTACCACCACGATTCCGATTCCCGGGGTCTCTTGGGCAAGTTGCTCGGCATACTCCATGCCTATCGTTGCCCCGTCAGTCCCTTCTTTTACGATTTCGGGCGTTGACCTTTGATTCACCTTCCCGTCGGCGAATATGACGTAGGATATGCTCGACCTCAGATTGCCTGTCCTGTCGGTATAGCTTCCCCTCAGCCTTGCATCCCTTATGCACTCCTCTCCGACATATCGAAGCTTGAGCAGGAGGGCGTTCTTCTCGGCTCCTTCCACTTTCTTCTTGATGTCTCCGAGGTCAAAGTTGGGAACTATCGGCATCACACTATGATTTTAACAAGCCCTTTGACTTCCATCTTAATGATACTCTTGGCACTGAACTCACCAAGCAGACTGCCATCGTTGTCGCTCAATTTCAGTCGCTCTGTAACTTCTGTGTCAATAGGAACATAGATGCAATACTTCGCATCCTTGTACGCCTCACCTCCAATGTCCTTTGCAAGCAGGTTTATGTCAACCACTTGCCAATGGCAACCGCTCGGGTTCCATGTGACGGCAGGCTTTATGGGCATCCCAGTAGTAAGGTCTATGCCTCCGCCTGCCACGAACCCGAACTGCACCATGCCATTGTTGAATCCGGACGCTTCGGAAGTGTCGGCTCTCGCCGATGAAAGCGTGAACGTGTACACCTTGTTGACCGTGAAATCCACTCCAACCACGGTGCAATAGAACCTCTGTCCGTCTTGCATCATGATATAGACGATGTTGCCTAGTTGAACATCGAAACGGCTCTTGTCCTTGACGTACATCTTGTACCCAAGCACGATTTCTTTGCCCCATTCGGCATCGCGGAGCTGCTCATCCTCGGTCTGTTCTATATAGCAGAAGCCACCATCGACGTACTGCGCTCCTGTCGCCGTGGCACTATATCTATATGTGGCGTTCCATCTCATACTCAGAACAGATTACGATACATCGTTACACGCGGCTTGCCAGCGTACTGCTCATAGTTGAGCCCGTTTTCATCGCACAGGTCATGAATCTTGTCTTCAAGCCCCTTTCTGTCGTAAGACTGCGAGGTCGGGCCTAACTTCTCATTCGTGAGAGGCAGGAACGACACAAGTATCTGTATCGCACACTTGGCTATCGTGATCTTGTTGGAAGATTCATAGGTGTCGTTTTCCTTAAGGTCTGCATCTATAAGACGCTTGATATAGCCGTCGTCGCTCATCGAATACGGCTCCACCTCTGCTTTAAGGGCTTCAAGATTCGTCATGGCCTATGCTTTTGTTCTACGGGTTCTTTTTTTGGGCTCCTCAACACTGGGTGCTATCGTCTCCTTCGGCTCCTCTCTGTCAAGACGCTCACAAAGCCCACAATCCAAAAGTTGGGCGGCACGGTTGGGAGTTACCTCAACCGTGTCACCCTTCTCATGGATGATGAAGAAATTGTTCTCGTCGCGGAACCGCTCGACAACTCTCAGCTTCTCCATGGCTTTTAGGCTTGGGCGGTGAGAGTGTCAATGGAGTAGATACGGTTGACGTTGTTCACCACGGGGCAGACCATGGCCTGACTCTTGGTGTACTCCATCAACGGCTCTTGCTCGCTGAACTGACTGACAAGGGTGTACTCGTTGGCCTTCTGATAAGCCACGCCATTGTCGCCGAACACACGATCGGCGGCATTGTCGAGGTCACCAGTGACGTAACGGGACTCTTCAGCCGTCGTTGTGTACACGAGGTCGCCCACGGTCTGATCGCAGGCGAACACGATGCGGCCGTCAGCCCAAGCCTTGTGCGTCGACTGAACACCATTGACTTCGGTCAAGGTGGTGCGGCGCACACGATTCAGCTCAATAGACCACTCCTTGTCGAAGAGTTCGCGGAGCTGGTTGTACGACAAAGTGGGAATGTTGGCCGAGCCGCCAACAAAGTTCTGCTGGAAGCCGAACATGGCTCGCACCTGCTCACTGTTGAACATGGCACGAAGAGCCACATCGTCGGCAAAGACCTTCACGACGGTGTTGCCGTCGCTGTCGGCACGGGTCAGAATTTTGTCAATGTCGTCCAGCGGTTTTGCAGTGCCGGAGGCGATATTGGCGTTGTTCCACACGGCACTCACACCGCGGTGGTTCTCCGGATAGTCGGTGTAGTGCATGTCGAACTTGACGGCCTCGCCAACGTTGTTCTTGCGCACACCGATACCGGTGGAGAACATGGAGAGGAAAAGGTCTTCGATACCTTCGTCAACCGCGTTAATGACAAACGGCAGGTCGTTGAAGATACGACGGACGATCTCTTCCTCGGGACGGTTAAGAGCAATCATGTTCTTAATGTCCAGCATCTCCTGTTCGTTGAGCGAACGCATCGTGCCGAACTTGGGCAGCTCACCAGTGTAGCTGTTCATCTTGTCGCGCGACTTCAACGGAGTGGGAGAACCAATGGCGATGATGTCGGCAGCCACATTGTGATACTGCGCCGAGATGGTCTCAAAGCGGCCATCGGGCGAGAAACGGCTGTTCAGCAAGCTCTTGAACAGGAAAGGAATCTGACTGGTCATGGAACGACCATTCAAAGTCTCAGCAATCGAGAGCACAAGGTTGGGGAAGTTCCGCTCAACGTACTCGGCATAAAGTGATTTCTGCATAATCTGTTTCCTTTCTTCTTTAATGATTAAACATTGGGAATGTCACCAGCCTCGTCGTTCTCGAAGATGAGGTGAGGCAGCGCCGACTTGATGGCCGAGAGGTCAAGAGCGTTGGGCGTCTCCATCGAGGACGGGAACATTTCAGTGATGTAGTTGATAAGTGCAATCTCGTTGATGACTCCAGCGACGACAACCGACGCGGGTTTGCCAGCGAGAATAGTGGCACCGTTCAGACCTGCGTAGCTGTAGTTAGCAGGGAGGTTGAACTTGTAGGTCGTGCTTCCGCCTGATTCGACATCCGTCGGAGGCAGAGGATAGTAGTTCCCGTTGCCATCGGTGATGATGGGGAGTCCGCAAGGAATACATTTCTTGTTGTATGCGGGCAGCAGCACAGTGTTGCCGCTCTTCACTTCCTCAAGACCGAGGGCACGTCCGCCAGCAAGCCCCGAAATGTGCTTGCGCACAATCACGCCGTCCTTTGAGGCGTCAACGCGATTGCTTTCCTTAGTGTAGTTGACTGTTTTCATGTTACTAAATTTTGATTCGTGTTGCAGTTTCCTTTTTTATTCCGCCTTCTTCGTTGCCATTCCCGGCAGCATCGTCTTGGCAATGGCATCGGTCTGCTCCTTGGTGACCTCGCCCGCGCCTGTCTTGATTCCGCCATGCAACTTCGGAAGTTGGAGAGTGACAAGTTTTTGGGACATCCCTGCGACGTAGCTGTCAATGTCCTTCGCCTCCACGCTGTCCGGCACGGTGACATACTCACGGAGTACATCGGGAATGCTGTGCTTGGCGTAGGCAGCATTGATGGATGCCGTGCGCTCGGCTTTGGATTTTTCGGCCAGCAGGTTAGCGTTCTGCTCCTCCAGTTGCTTGACACGCTGATCGAAGGTGGCGGTGTAACTCTCCATAGCCTTCCTCACGGCCTCTTCCACATTCACCGTCTGCTGAGTCGGTTCGGGTTTCGGAGGTTCGGGTTTCGGAGGTTCCGGCTTCGGAGGTTCCGGTTTCGGAGGCTCATTCTTCTGCTTGTTCTTGTTCACCCATCGCGTAGCCTCGCCCTGCGACAATCTGGCGATTTCTACAATCTGATTGGCAACAGTCTCAATCGCGGTTTCGTCCGTTGAATCGTCTGCCACGGTGCCACCGAGCTTTTCGGTTATTCCGATGACATACTCTTCCGAAAGGCCCATGTCCTTGCATTTGCCTTTCACTTTGTCCTGCAAAATCTTGTTCATCGTGTTTTTTTATTGATTAAACTTCGTGACAAAAATAATAAATCTTTATAACATTGATTATACTTTTTTACTCATTATCACGTTATTGTTATGTCCGAACGTCAAAATTGTAACAAAAATAGTTATCAGCAATTAAGCACCGATTTCCAATTTTTACGCCTTATGGCAAAGAAAGATGATAAAATTGTATATCTCCACCTCCATAAGCCTAAGGAGGGCAAGATGGACTGGTATTTCGCGTCGCTATCCGACCTTTATGCAAAGATGCACCCTAACGACATCGGTGTCACAAGACAATCGCTGCGTAACTACCGCTTCAACGAGCGCGGTTTTTACGCCAACAAGTACTGCACCATCGAATTAATCACTCTTGAATAGTTATGGCAGGAATGGATTTCAGAAAGTTGCGGAATGAGTATATCCGCCGTTCTTTGCGCTACTCCAGTGCGGTGCGCGAGCTTTACGACCAAGCCTTGAAGGAGATATCAATGGAGTTCTCTATGCTGGACTACGACCCCAACTTGGTCTTTTCATTTGAAAAGTTCGGCAAGTTCAGCGACGTAGACCGTATCATGACACGCTTGGAACAACAGATTCAGCAGACTATCAACCTCGCCATTGAGAACGAGTTTGGTGCCGCCTACAAGGCTCACGAGAGCCTGCTGAAACAGGTGCTCGGCAGTAACGTCAAGAAAGAAGTATGGCAAGCTTTCGCCCCTCGCATATCCTCAGGCAATGCCGCGCTACTCTACATGACAGAAACGGCGTCGGACAACATCACTCACTCCACAAGGGTATGGAACGGTGCCGTCCTCGGACAAATGGAAACGGCCGTTCAGCAAGCCATGATGGAGGGTATGCCAGCGAAACAGATGGCTGGCTTGATAGAACAATATCTTAACGACCCTGACAGCTGCTTCCGCCGTTTCCGCATCAAGACAGGTGTGGATGCAGACGGCAGAACTATGTACGGCCGCAAGTGGAAGAAGCGCGTCAGAAACAAAGACGGGTCAACATCATGGTTCGATGCCGACCCGCGCGACTACCCCACAGGGCAGGGTGTATATCACTCTTCATATAAGAACGCTCTCCGCTACACACGTACATCCACCAACATAGCTTACCGCACGGCTGACCTCCAGCGATACCAGACGGAGCTTTTCGTCCTCGGTTTCGAGATACGCACCACAAGCAACCCCGCCCACAAAGAGGACATCTGCGACTTGCTCGCTGGCCGATACCCAAAGGAGTTCAAGTGGGTAGGATGGCACCCACAATGCATGTGTTTTCAAGTGCCTATCCTTGCCACACCCGAAGAGGTGGACGCCATGGCGGACGCTATTATCAAGGGGCAAGACCCTGCGTCGGTGCCAGTGGCAGGCCGAGTGACAGACGTGCCGGACAACTACAAGGAATGGGTGGCAAAAAATGAAGACAGAATACAGCAAAGCATTGATCAAGGGCGGCAACTGCCTTACTTCCTAAGGGACAATGGAAGTGTCGTAGACGGCAAATATGAAATGAATGTATTTGGTCAACCTGCACCATCGACCATCGACATGGCAAGACAACGGCACCAAGGCCGAACTAACGAAATGGTTGCCGACATCTTGAGCAGGAACGAAGAACGTCATGAGCGTCTGCTGATCTACGAGAGGCTGACCAAACGGTCATCCAACATTCTCAAGATTGCCAATGAATACACGGAGGTAGACGCAAGCAAATTGAATGGCTTGATAAAGGCCGTTACTTCTAAGCCTTACTATGTCCCATCTGAAATGGATAAGCTACGTTCGTCTTTGGAAGATGTGAAGAAAGCCATTCTCCAACAGAAACAACTTGAGAGAAAACTGAGCGACGTTATTCCCGATGTACATGAATGGCACAAGCGGTTCATTATTGCGGAACTGCAAAGCACTAAGAAAGCCGTTGAAAAGAGGATTGCCGATTACGAACGTGACTACAAGGGCTATCGGACACTCAAAGACAAAATGGAGTTCGAGGCGAACTGGGTTCGTGACCATAAGAAATACTCTACATGGGAAGTCGCGGAATCAGCCTATCGCAAGAAAGCAATATTCTATGAAGAGAATGCCGCTTGGAGCAATATTGACGGCATGATAAGTGATGCTGAATCGTATGGGCATGTCTCTTCTATATACGATTCTCTCGTCTCAAAGGCCAAATCGCTACGCATAGCAAGTGGGGACAAGGCTTATATAGAATCCACGTTGCACGGCGCGGAACTGCTGCGAGAGAAGTACAAAGACTTCGATAAACGCTTGGCCATATTAAAAGGGTTCAAAACCAAGTCATCTGACTTCAAGCAATTACTGAATACCGCAGAAACATTCCGTTCTTCTGACGCTCCTACCCAAGTTATAGAAGAAGCCATAGTAGAAGCAGAACAAAGAATGGCGAGCATCATGAATAGGCGTGGCGGGTCGGTTAGCCTTGGCTCTTTCGGCAAGGTGACACTTGACGACATCAAAAAGAAGATGGGTACCAATTTCCCACGCACTCTCGAACATCTTGACGATGCCATTAAGAAGTTCACTAGAACAAATCCCGACTTTGAGCCCTCCCGCGATGAGATTGAAAAAGTCCTCTTTGATCTGTTTAAAGACAATGACTTCGGCATGGATATAGATTCCGATGTACTTGAGAGCGTCTATAAAAATGGTTTCTACAATCAGTTTCAGAGCGGAACATCTAACGGCTCATTGTATGAACCCGGAAAGACAACAGGCAAGATAAGCACAAGCAATTCACGGTTAATAGCAGCACATAAGATGTTCGGTTTGGGTGACTTGTTATCCAACCAGTTGGAACGGCATGAGTATGAAAAATATGGTCACTTGCTCGACCACAACATGCTTAATGCTATCAAGCACAACCTTACATGGTACGGCAACACACAGGTGAGGTTCAAGAAAGACAGAGTCGTATGCACATGGACTTTTGACGATTCTTTGGGTCTCGATTACCAACCTTCTTTGACATCTGACCCTAAGATTGAATCACTTGATTTCATACTTACAGAATACAAGCCGAAAGCATCTGACCCGAAAAAACTCTTTCAGTGGCAAAATGAAAAGTTGACACAATATGTTGAGCTGCAATATCATGGCAATCTTACTATCGACGATGTTGAGAGCATGGTTTTCAAATCACGGCCAGACAATCTTATTACCCTCGACCTTATCAAAAGGCTTATCGGCAAGGGCATAAAACTATTCTACTACGAAAGAGGAGCGGTAGTAGAATACATATTATAGCCCGTATTCGTAGGTCCAGCTTAAATCCTTCATAGGGCAGTGCGTTGCATATAGGTAAGTTATAAAAAGCAGCACCGCCAATTCTGCATCGGTGTACTTGTCCATGATGTACTGCTTAATTGGAGGAGCATTACGCCTCGCTTCGTCCGCGCGTTTCACCCATTCGTCAAACACAGCCTCTTTAGAGAAAGGTGAAGAAGATACCTTCTCTCCATACCAAAACTTCTCGCTTGATTTCCCAAGGAACTCCTTTGGGCACTCAGATTCTCCTTTATAGTACTTATATACCGGTTTCATGTGATAATAAAATCTTTTCTTGAAACTTACTTTACTTGCGACTCTTTTCAGTCCTCTATCGGCACAGTACGGCGGTACTTGGCAAGGTGACCGCGTGGCGCACCATACTGAAACATCGTTCCTTCTTCACCGGCCACCCGTATCGGCTCGTCAAGCTTGATGGTGGTCGCCATCCTGCCGTCGCAGTCGTACTGATGGCAAGAATAGCCGATCGTCATGGCTGGCAAAACCCACGACCCCCAGTTCTTGCTGTTCAGATACCGAAGCAAGACATAAACGCTGTCTGCGTTTGTGACGGTGGGCTCGTTACTGAACACTCTCCGGTACTCGTCCTCTATCTCAATCCGTCGCGCTTCCGCCTTCTCTGCTTCGCTCTCCATCTGACGCTTCCCTTCGTCTTTGCGACGCTCTATATACGCCTTTATGTCATCAAGCGTCTGCTCTCTGCACGATGCCAAGATCTTGGCACTACCGCCATAACTCCCAACAAGGCTGTCTGTGCCTTGCCATGGGTTACTCTCATTGATAAGGTTCCATTTGCCGCCAAAGACATGACTGGCGACGACATAAAGGACAACCTTCCCATCCTCCTCTTCCACACGGAAGATGTAGCTTTTAGTCTGTAAGGTTTTCATCGTAATTAAATCGTTTTTTGGTTGATATTTATACTGATAACGTATTTTGGCTCTTTTTATTGCGTTTTCCCGCCATTTAAGCGGCGTTCTACGCCTGTTGTATTAAAATATATTTGCATTGCTTTTTGTTGCGTTAGCGAGCGGATTTTGCATGCCGCTAATCAAGTTCCTCTTCGCATTCTTCATCTTCTTCTCTGTACGCCTCTCTTGCATCTTCGGTATATAACTGGTTGTCGTAGTCAGAAGCCCATTCGCCAAACGCTTTTTGAGGATATGAGCGAATCATTGAATCAATGCAAAAGTTATCGACTACCCATTTCCGTATCAACTCCTTCAGATTGGCTGTTCCGCATACTTTCACGACTACGGCTTTCCCCAACAGATTGTAATCTTGTGGCGGAATTCTCACATCATCGAGATGATCTACTTCCACTCCGTCAAACACTTTATCTTTTTCGCTTGTGTACATGATATGCACTCCGCCGTCCTCAAGGAACACCTCATACACTTTATAGTCACATTGACCATCACTAAAGCAAAACGGTTTATCAACAAACCGCACAACGCCTCCTTGTGATTTTAGACACAAGACCATAAAGTCGAAAAGTTCTGTGTTGTCAATTAAATACGAGATAACATCTTTCTTCATCTTGATCGTCTTTTAGTCGGTTGTCTGAAAGTAATAGTCGGCATCCTCTCCAGTCAAGTTCTCACTACACCATACATCGGCCTCGCGCCACAGTTCGTCATAGACCTTTGCCTTGGCTTCGTCCTTCTTATACCAGTACCAAATCTTGTGGTTGAGAACCATCACTAGCTCTGTAAGATACTTGACATCGTACTTCCACCCCTCAAAGGCTCGCTGGAAAGTGTCCTTAATGGCATTGATGCCGAATTTGTCCGCGATAGTGAAATCCATCCAAAAGGTTGTCATTGGCTTGTAGCCACATTCTTCCATAACTGCTTCAAAATAATTCATCTTTCGTTGCTTTTAGTCTGTTTAAAAATGCCGTCTACTTCCGTGCTGCCAGCCGGGGTTTGTCTGGGTCTCGACGCTTGTGTATGCCCAAGTGGCATCGTTCTCTTTCAAGTTTTTGTTGAGGCGGTAATCTTCAAAGGAACTGATTACGAAATTCATCCGCCGTTCAATCGATTGCTTGTGAGGCGTGTGGAGTCGAACCACCGCTGGCCTTGCACCATCGCCCCCAATTACCTTATCGTCCAATATCCGTACACACATCGCGTTCCTCCTCTGCTGGGATCGTAGATGTCGTTTATCACGCCATCCACCACCACACTTACGTGACCACTAAGGTTAACCACAATAGTCTTATGCTTGGGCAATTCGCTCTCTGTCATGTGTACTTTGCACCCAGTACCTATGCCCATGCACGAAGTCCACTTGAATCCATAAAGCTCCATTACGCTACGGACATCTTTATGCTTTATCCCGTTTCGAGGGCTATATCCTACGATTTTCCACACCTTATCGTACACTTCTTTGTAGTCACGTCCCTTTGCTATTGCGATTGCTCTCACAACGCAATCGTCTACATTCTTGGCCTTGAAGTATTGTGAGCGGCCACCATCATTATACTTGAATTCCATTGCTTTAGGTTTGTAGTTATTCTTCGTCCTTCTCCAGTTCACTGTCCGGGTTCTCGCTCTTCCACACTCGCCACGCTTTGCTGAGGCGGCGGCGGTCGTATTTGAGAGCCTCTTTCAACTCATCGTAGGCTACGCTCTCTATGACTGGTATGTCAAACTCTATCCCGTCGCAGTCGTACACCTTTATCGCGGTGCCATTCTTCGACACCTTGTAGGTGTACTTGTTTACCACCGAATACCCTATTACGGTGCTGTCAATCTCCGGAAGTTCGTATTCGCCACTGACGGCTGCGTATGCATCGAGGTCGGCGTTGAACCTATCCACCATCTTGATCACTCGGTTTATCTCATTCTGTGTCATGGCTTCAAATGTTAAAGATTAGACTTACGGCAAGTCTGCCGATGATATAGGCGGCACACATGGCCATTATGCACTTCTCAATCTTAGTTGTTTTCATATCTCTGTCGTTTTGATCATTCGTCATCCTCTTCCGTTTCTGTGTACTTTTCTACGATATCATACCTTGTGATTCCACCGTATGTGTAGCAGTTATCAAAACCCAAGTACACCTTTGCCTCCGGCTCAAACTCCCGTAGGCAATCAATGAGCTCTTCAACCGTCATTGTTCTTCTTACTTGACTGACACTGTACCCATCGCGGGATGTGTTGATTAATACAATCTGTTCCATCGTTATCTGTGTTTTAAGGTTATTTACATAAGTTCTTTTAATACGCTTGTCAATTTTGTCCGTACTTTTCAAGTTCTTGTTCTGTTATCTTGAAGTACGCTTTGCCGGAAAACATCTTCGAGCACCGAGGAATGATGTAGTTGTGGCGGAAGAAATCTGGGTTTAAGTTGTTTTTCTTGGCAAATGAACGCCAAATTCTGTCTATCTGTGTGAGAAGCCAATAACCCTGATTGTATGTATATCTTCTTTTATTTAGCCGTTCTTTCAAAAGCTCTATTATACAATTCATAAAATCAGTACCACGATTTTGGGTTGAATCGAGAGCTTGGTATCTCTCATAAATCTCTTGTAATTTGTTTTCTAAATGTAATTTGTCTTCTAAATCCATAATTTTGTTGTTTAGGTTGTTATGTTTTGTTTTAATTTCTTGTTGCAAAAATAATAAAAATTTATAATATGACAAAATTTTTTTTTAATTTTTTTGCAAATATTTTGTATTGCCTTGATTTTTAATGTTTTGCAAATTATATTTTTTTTATCATAACGCATTGTTTTGCAGTGTTTTTTTGTGCTTTCATGGCCTATTTTTTAATTTTTTTGCTCATTTCACACGATATTTTGCACACTATCACTCTACTATACGGATTAGGCATTGATTATAAAAGAATAAAAAAACGGGGTGCCCCATCACTGGTGACACCCCTCGCAAGAAATGAAAGATGAAATTTGTTTACTTTGTTCGACTGATGAAATGCTCGTTGACGCACATCTTGTCTAGGAACTGGCTCCACCTCTCGTGCGGACACTTGCACATGAAGAAGTCATGAGGCGGATATGCAGTGCGCTCGTGGTAGTCGTATGACAAAGAGCACTGCCTACAAGTGCCGTAGACAGGTTTTTCATCCTCTTTGGTGATATTTTTCGCCACGGTAGACTACTTGCGTGAGAAGATGCTGGTGATGGCATCGAAGATGCGCTTCACGGCAGGCCAGTCGTACACGCCGTTGGCGGCACCGCCAGTAATGAGTCCCGCCACACCACCAATGACGTAGTTCCATGCCGTAGGCAAGCCGAAATCAAGGCCGTTGAAGGCTACAAAGCCAAGCCCTCCGAGGATGGCCACCACCCACGATATAACGTGGTTGACGTTGGGATTTTCGATGTTGAACGCTCCATGTAAGGCAGCTGTGATTGTCTGTGTGGCCACAAGGATAACGGGGATGGCCACGGCGAGCTGCTTAATGAGCCCGATGATGTCGATTGTTACCATAACTTTTCTTTTATTGATTAATAATGAATGATTCTTACATATTCTCGATCGTACATTCCGTTTCGCTGCCAAGTTGCATAGGGGCGTTGAACGCCTCGACCTGCTTGGCATAGAGTTTTTCAGCAGTAGGTATATTGCGTTGCGGCAACTGCATCGGCTGACCGAAGAAAGCGATGGTGTCTTTCATCTTTTCAAAGGATTTCAGTTTGTTCTTGATGGCGATGACTGGCGTGACATACACAAGACCATGCTCCTTGCAGAAATTACGGATTATGCTTCCTCCACCATAGACAACGAATGTCAGTGGATTGCCGTTGGCGACATACTTTGCTATCTCCAACTCGAATTCCAACTGATTCACTCTGTCGCTATAGCCTCTTGTACAAAACGCACCATATCCTTGCGGAACTCCTATAAGGTTCAGCTTGTAGAACTTCGGTGCCACATTCAAGTCCACGAACACACCTATACCCACCTCCTGCATCTTGCGAGCGATAAGGCGTTTCTTGTACACCGCCTGCATGCCAAAGGCAATGGGTGTTTCGTTGAAGAGTGAGAAGTTTGGCTCCACAATGTTGGCAGGGTGGTGCTGCAAAACCTTTTCGGGATGATCGTAGATGGCACTGAAACGGTAGTCGTCGGTGTAGAAGTGCAAAGTGCCTTGGTTGTTCATATCGAATGTGCGCCTCTGCTCTCCGAAGCACACAAAAGGTATCTCCACCACCTTTGGCTGAACGTCCATGCGCAGCAGTGGGATTTCAAGATCGTTGTCCGTCGGGAATAACGTGTCTTTCTGTATGATGTCTATGTCGGTCATTTCTTACGTTTGTATATCGTTGTTTTCCTCGATTTGCTTCCGGGGTACCGCTCTGTAACGATTTCAGCGTTTCGTGTGGCTAGTATGTTGGTACCTCCTGTATCACCACTCATCCAATAGTCTATAGCGCGTATTTGCGACGCTCTGATTCCTTTCGGCAACATATCGTCACCGCGCTGAAGTGTGATGTCATAAGGATGGCCGTCAGAACTGCTGTCGCCTTTCATGTGGAATATCACATAGTCGTTGCCTATCAACCCAAGACTTCCCCCAGTGTCATTATCCCTAATGTAGTCACGAAAGCTTTTCAATTGCTCAGCGATCCTATCAGATTTGGTTTCTCTGCGCTCTACCGTGCCAGCAGGCATCCCGTATTTCGGCGATGATAGTCCGAGTACGGTTCGTGGTGCGCTTATTCGTGACGTACCACTACGCCACGTTGACGTTTTTGTTCCACCGCTTGCTTTTGCCATACTCTCCTCCTATTCTGCCATCGCAAAAGCATCTTGTACCATCTGTTCGCGCTTGCGCTCGTCGGCCTCTTCTTGCTCCTTCTTCATGCGCTCCAGCTCCTTCTCGGCATTGGGAACGAGGTAGGACTGCTCCAGCACGGTACGGATGGAGATAGCCCCTGCTCCGTACTGACGGATGAGGTCGTTGAATGTCTGCGCCACATCGGAACCGAAAGGCTCTTGGAACTCATGTTCGATGACAAGGCCGTCGTAGCGTGTCTTGTTCTTCACATCGAGGACGTTTCCCATGATGGACTTCATCAGACTGCTAGTGCGCGAGAGAAGGCCGTCGTGGCTATCCTTGCGACGGTCGGCTTTGATGTTAGCCAGCATCATCACAGTCCTCAGCGTAGCACCGCTGGCATTGCTCAAGCCTCGCAGGGCTTCGAGAGTGATCGTCGGCGTAAACGTCTTCTCCATTATCTGACTCTCCAGCATCGCTATCTCTTCCTTACGGGCAGCACCGATGTTGTCAAGTTCAAGGTACTTGAGGTCGCCGCCGTCGCGTAACTCAAACACCTTGCTCTCCTCTTCTTGTGCAGCAATGTCATCACTATTGGTAATAGCTCCGGTGGCCACAATGGCAGGCGAGCCGAAGTCATCGATGTTGTCAGCATTAATGCTGAAAGCCTTCTCCACGCGGTTAATCATCGTCTCGGCGCCTTCCCATTCCACCTCTTGGATAAACACGATAACGGGTATCTTGCCGATGGGGTTGGGCTTTGGGTTCGACTCCCACTTGCCAAACTTGTTCTGCTCGCAGTTGTAGATGGTGTTAGCCGTATATATGTCATAGTGTCGCACTGACTTGCCATTGATGTCGCGCGTATTGTAGCCCCATGCGAAAGCCACCAGTCGGTCATACTGGTCGAAAAGGGTGTATATGTCATCATTCTTGCTCTTGGCCAGTGTGCGGATGAGCATCTTCGCCTCGCCGTCCTGCTGGTACGTGTGGAAGAGCAATGCCGAACACCCCTCGGCACCGGCATAGCGTTTTGCCTCTCGCAAGTGGGCATCGAATCTCGCTTGATGCAGTTCTTCCATCAACTTGCCGTAGGCCGCGTCGCTCTTGGCGGTCTCGGCATCAATCTCGTCGATACGCTTCTCCAGCTGCTCGAGGTTCATCTTGGCCTCTTGCATTGCCTGCATGGCCTCGGCTCGTTGTTCCTCGTTGGCGGCTGGGTCGTCGTAGTTGCCTATGGTGTTGCGCAACTTGGCCAGACGCTCACGCTCCTCTTGGTAAGGGTTCTTCGTGGCGTTCTTCCACAGCACCGGCCGGCCATAGAGAAACACCAGTGCCACCTCGTTGATGAACTTCTGATAGGGGATGGCTATGGTGTTAAGTTCCTTGGTGTAAAGGAACTCTCCTTTCTTGTTGTAGATGTTGCGCCCCGGACGCTGCTTGATGACGTGCGTGTCGGTGTGGTAGTTGGATAGGTTGAGCATAGCGGCGCGTCCCCTGTTCTCCAACATACTGATGGCTCGGCTTACGTCGTTACTCTCCAGCAGTTTCTCAAAGCTCTGCTGGTAGCCTACGGCAGCCTTCATCTCGTTCCCGAGAAGCTGCCAGATGGTCTTTAATGTTTCTTTAACTGGCATGGTTTATCTTTTTTTATTGTTCGTTTTTTATCTCCTGATCAAATTCCTTAATGCCGCCTCGTTCTCCTTCGACGACATATCGCGGTGTTCAACTGTTCCCGTAAGGGCGTCGACACTGTCGTCGTGAGCATTCTTTCCCTCTTTGAGGTAGCCCATGATGGCGGTGTGAAACTCCGGCCACAGCCGTTCCCAACCTTCGGGGAAGTATGTGAGGTTTTGCACCTCGGCGCTATGGGTGAAGATGCGCACTTGCTTATTCTGCGTCTGGGTGAACCATGTGAAGCGCGTCGTATTGTTGCCCATCATACGGCACTGGCTCTCCACATTGCGAGCAAAGCCGCGCCCTCCATTGTTGCTCTCTATGATGGCGCGTTGCACATTATACTTCGTGTACCTCTCTGCGGTCTTGGGCTCGGTGTACTCCATAGGCTTCTGTGTATAGAGCACGTCAAGGACGTAGTTAGCCGTCTCGGTCTCCACATAGATGATGTCGCACAGGAAGTCGGCTCCAGTATCGGCACTGTCGCAATAAGCTTTGATGATATGGTGCCGCGATGCCGGTATGGTGCTATATGTGCGGAAGCCCTGCGAGTACATCAAACCTTCGACGGGTTTCGGGTTTTGCTGATAAAGGCTCTCAAAGACGAAGCCGTTTCTCGCCCTAATAGCCTCCAACTTATGCAGCGAATGCCTTTCCGGCCACAGTGGCTCACCATCCTTGCGAGTGTCGTATTCCGTCGGTGCGCCTATCTTGATAGCGGGATAGGTGATGATAACCCACCCGTCGGGGTTCTGCTCTTCGTCGTACTCGCCTTGCTGACGTATCAGAACACCTGCAAGGTCATCTTCATGCCAACGAGTGAACACAATCAGCTGCTGGCTGTCGTTATGCAAGCGCGTTTCGGCTACCGTGTCGTACCAGTCTTGTATATTCTCCCTCACCGTCGGCGACCATGCCGAGGCAGCATCCTTGTAAAGGTCATCCATGATAAGGACATCCACAGGGTCGCCAGTCAACGGACCGCCAACGCCCACGGTTTTGACACTGCCGTGATGCCCGACAATCTCAAACTCGTCAGCCGTGCGTATATACTGGTGTATGCTGTCGCGAGCGTTCTTGCCGTTGATAGTCGTCTCTGGGAATACCGTTCTGTATTCCGGCGTATCTATGATGCGCTGGATCTCTCTGTTGAACTTTCTTGCTTTGGGTGCGGAGTAGGATATGACAGCCACCCTGCAATCCGGGTTTAGTCCCTCGATAAAGGCTGGCAATCGACGCGTACTACCCTCCGATTTGCCATGTTGAGGTGGCATGAACACCATCAACTTCTTTATCTCGCCGTGTGCAAACCGTGTCAGCACGTCGTAATACTTGCGATGGAAGTCGGCAGGGTGGAAAGTTGGCATAGTGGCAAATGTGAAACGCAGCAGGCTCGTCCTTGCGACCTGCGTCAGCATTTCCTCATATTGCAGTATATCTTCCACTATGGCCTGCTTGTTACCCATCCCTTTAACTCAACTTGCGCAGAAGTTCCTCCTTCTTCTTTTGCAACTCTTCCTCAGTCATCGTGGCGAAGAGGTCTTTGCCGTCCTTACCCGTAACTTGGTTATTGACTATTTTCTCTCCCGATATGTCGAAGAGCATGCTAATGGCTTTTAGGTTGCCTTTCAGCGCCTCTTGCAGCAACTTCGTACTGATGCCCTCGCGGATGCTCATCGGCTTGCCCGTGATAGGTGAAAGGGCAACATTGCCTTTTGCATCGACAAGGATGCGGCTGGCGATGTCATCGGCTATCTCCTTCCACATTCTCTTGTCTCTTTTCTTCTTTGCGGCTGCAAGGCCTCCTCTCCTACCTTTCTCTCGCGCTGTCTCCGCGGTAAACTGGTGCGGAATGATGTTCTCGTCGTTCATGTCTATATTACTTTATTGCAAACATTAAGATGGGAGCATACTCGCCCATGCCTCTTATTGCATTTATGACATTAAAGTCAATATATTCAATGGCTTCTTGCCGATCGCAACTGGCATTCTTTCTGTGAATCTTTATCATTTTTTCGTAGTCATAGACAAGTTGCTCGTCATAGGTTATTCCTATAACTGCATCATCGAACCCAGTTAACATAACGGTTTCGTTGAAGTCATGACTTTCAAGATAATCGTATATCTTCCCCATACTACTGCATGTCTATGAGTTTGTAGAACTCTCTCCGAAGTTTTTCGTCGTTAAGAAAAGCCCCCGTTAAGTATGTTGCTGTCATCGGGCCGCTATTTCGTGCGCCTCTCATTGATTTGCACATGTGGATGCCTTTCATCACGATAGCCATACCTCCATGGTTGTCATCCAGTGCAGACGATAGCATAGTCACAATATCTTTTGCAAGGCGTTCTTGTAGTTGCAAACGTGCCGAGCAGTAGCCCACAACACGCGCTACTTTTGATATTCCGAGGATGCGACCGTTTTCACTGGGGATGTACGCAAAGTAGTACTTCCCAAAGAATGGCAGCATGTGGTGTTCGCACATTGAATAGTAGTCGCCGCTGTCGAACACCATTCCGTTGTAGCCATCCTCATTGGGGAAGGTCGTTATCTTTGGCTTTTTTTCTTTTTCATATCCTCGAAATATCTCGCAGTACATGCGAGCGATACGGTCGGGCGTTCCTTTCAGCCCGTCGCGATCTGGGTTTTCACCGATAGCGATAAGCAGTTGCCTTACCGCACTTTCAATATCTTTTGCGTTTGAAGCGATATTTTCCATTGAGGGTTATTTTTTACGAATTCTACGGTTTTTTCGTTGATAATGCAGTTCTTTTTCATGTCACCGGTGTCACATGGCTGGATATAGCGGTGCTTGGCATGTATAGTGTCGTAAGTTCGGAATTGCATTCCATCGTACACCACCTTCAATTCTTCGACATGATCAAGCACAGGCTCGGCGTTCTTGCAGAACATGTCTTTTGGCGAGAGCGTTATCCAATCCACGGTATGCGGTAGCGGTCGTGTGCCGTTGGTTTCTACGGCTACGGTATGCCCTGTGTCGTGGAGGCGTTCAATTAACTCGTCGTCTATCTGCAATGAAGGCTCCCCACCAGTGATCACTACAAGGTGGGCAGGGAAATCCTTTATCTCGCGGCATATCTCTTCGGCGGTGTACATCGTTCCGTCTTGGTGTGTCGTGTCGCAAAACGAACAATTAAGATTGCATCCCGACAAGCGAATGAAGATAGCCGCCTGCCCTGTGTGATACCCTTCTCCTTGTATAGAGTAGAATATCTCGTTTACTTTGTATCTTTTATCCATTGTCACATCTTCATTTATTGATGCAGTTAATCCTTTTCGTAGATTGCTATATTGCCTTCGCTCTCTTGTACCGACACTTTGTAACACTGCGGTATTTGATCGCAAATCCATTTGGCGATGTTTTCAGCTGTGGGGTTATCCACTGGCAGAACTTCATTGAGGTTTTGATGGTCGAGGCGGTCGTGTATATCTCTCTTTATGTGAGTAAAGTCTGCGACCATCCCGTACTCGTTAAGTTTTTCTGCTTTGCAAAACACAGTCACAATCCAATTATGGCCATGCAAGTTTTTGCACTTACTTTGATAATTGAGGCACAGGTGATGACTTCCTGCGATTTCCATTCTTTTTGATAGGTAATACATGGCGAATCTTATTATTTTTTGCTATTGCTTATTATCACATACCTTTAAACCAAACTTCAAATATACTATCGTTATCTTTGACAATCGGTGCAGTCTGTGGGATTTTACCACACATAATCCTTTTAACCAATTCTACGCATTCGTCAAAGTTGTTATACAGGTACTTGCTATCAAACTGCTCTTTGTACGCTAGCCGGTTTGGTAGTGCAGGGATACATCCAAGATTCACCGCTTCTTGCACACCATATCCAAAGTTTTCTTGAAGGGCGAAACTTACGATACATTTCGCGCGGGACAGAAGTTGATAATACTCGTCTTTACTCAGCCCCTCCTTTTGTGTATTAACATACTTGTATTGTGGGAGTTTTTGTTGCAGTAATTCAAATAGATATGGCTGCTTTTCGTCCACATTTCGCCCATTGAATACGATAATGCTTTCCTTAGGCGCGTCTGTTTTGTAACGTTCCATGCTTTGGAAGTCGAGTGGCAGACCCGTTACTACAATCTTATTGATGTCTACGAAGCGTTTCTGCACTACGTCGTTCTTGATAAAATTGCTCCCTACGTATATCTTGTCGCAGATGTCAAAGAGACTCTCTTCAAAGCCTTTGTACACACGTTCCATCTGACGTACAAAGTCTGTGTCCGTGAAACTGCCTGCATGAAGCAACCCGCGCACCTTGAGGTGATAGCCCGAAAAGAAGTTAAGGTAGGGTATGCACATGAGCGCAAAGTTCCAGATGTCGGACACAAAGAGTGTTTCGTCCTCTTTAATCGCGCCCTTCTGTATTAGCTCTATAAGTTGCTGCATCTGATAGAACTGACGGTACACGGTGTTGTCGGCATCCAAAAAGCTGCCGTGCTTTATCTCGTGGCTAAACACTTTCGGTTCAAGGTATGTGTACACAATTTTTTTCCTGTCGAGATATTCTCTTATATCCCGGTCCATGTGTGTTGTGTAGCGTTGCTCGATATGTTCCAGCGGCAAGTATATCATAGTCGTTATTCGCTTACTACCTCTGCGCCGTTTTCGTTGTCCTCCAAGACGGAACAGTAGGTAAGGTTAAACTTTTTGGTTAGTTCCATTGCTATCATCTCGCACGACATGCCTCCAAAGTTGCATACTATGCCGCCTTTGGCGTATGTTTCTGCGAGGTATCTCTGAATGCTGCGCTTGAAGCAGATAATTTCAATGTCGCGGTCGTTGTGCGATACCTTCTTCCTGCACTCTATATGGAAGATATGGCGGTGTGGCTCGGCAAGGAACATCACATCCTCGATGTCGCACCCCTTCCACTGGTGCAATCCCTCCACTTGTAGCCTTACTATGATGCTCGTTCTCATCTTACGAACTCTTTTCTAAATTTCTCGTAGTTGAGGTTTTGATAGTTTTCGTTTACATAGACAATTTTTTCCACGTCCATCTGATTGGATGCAGCAAGGAAATAGTCTAACTTGCTTCGCTTGCATATTTTTTGCAAAGCGATATTTGCTTGTATACCTGCTAAGCATTCAATGCTGTAGCTGCCTCTGTGGTACTCGTCCTTCATAAATATCGACGGAGTGATGCCGAGGTTGTTCAACACCTGTCGTTGTAACAATGTGAGATAGCTTTTGCCTCTCATTATATCACGATATGATATTGCTTTGAGGCCGTTGTCAAAGTACTGCAGACTGCCAAAGCGCAGGGACGCAGCTTTCCAACTGCTACTGTCTACACTATACAAAGGTAACTGCAACATCTTCGGATAGGTTACATACCCAAGCCCGTGTA